CCTGATTATCAATTGCGAGGTAAAAACCCAGGGATATGAAACTCGCGTTTCGTATGTCATTGAACAAACCCCGCTCTGGGTGAATACCCAGAGCCGCTTCAGCTGCATCAAGTGCTGCTTTCAATTCTTTCCAGTCAACCTCGTGGTCAAAGTACAACCACGCAATGTAGTCATCACCCATAATCAAACCCCTGACCTCCTTTGGCCTGAGGTGTTCCGGCAATGACAAAATCGCTTGCATCGAAACCTCCCTGTTTAGCGCGCCGTTCCCAGAAGACGTATCCGGGTGGCCGCTCTTCACCGTTCCATCGACCTCATAACGTATCTTGACATTCGTTTTGGATCGATACTTGCCTCTCACTCTAATACCATTCGTGGCATGTCGTGCCAGGCGCCTGGACAATCGCTCGTACACTCTACAAACGGCCTGACGGTGTACTGTCTGCACGTTGGCATCCCAGTTTTTACCGTCTCGTTCGTCGATAACGCTGCTCTTGTAATACTTCCTTAGGCGCTCGCTTTCCGTGGCAAACTCACCAATGTCTGTGTGGTTCATCTTAGCCGTGTAAAGCATCGTAAATTTGATCCCATCAATGATGACGGGCTCGGCCGAAAAATCAACCAAGGCTTTGGAAAACGCATGGTACTCGCCGGCTTCCCCGTAGGCGCTCCGCTCGTTAACAGTAAACTGTATCCCGCGGGCCTTCTTGATGGCAGGTGGGCCATCGAACGGTTGTCCGGTCACTTCCTTCTTAATCATCAGTTGGACCTTTTCAAACTCCTCCCTGTCCTCTGCTATGCTAGTGTCGACTAGGCGTAGTTTGGCTAGGCCTTTACCTATGCGCCAGTCCTGGTCATGCTCAGTGACCGCGCTGATATACCTAGTCCTAAGCCCCTCAATACCAGCCATCATGACGACACACTCAAAAGTGGCAATCTGGTTGGTTGGGGCTGCAAGGTGGCGTTTCGTCAGGGCGTTGAGGGCGTTGGTGGCGCAACCAGTAAGGACTGGCCCGTCTCCGAATGCCCATCCGAGCAGTGTTGCACCAGTGCCTGCATAAACGCCCATGCGGCACTGTTGATGTACGTCGAGGATGGTGCTCGGGGTATTG